ACGTATATCCGTCTGGCACTGAATAAACCGACATCTGTGTGCGACCGATCCCGGCAAGTATCTCGCCATATATCGCAGTCTTTGCAGCGTTACCGATCAAAATATTGCCAACCGGGTTTGCATAAACCGCATCAGTCGCAAATGCACTATTGACCCGAATAAATTGCTTAGTGGTCAAAACACCTGTTGTGCCATTAGTTAAAATCACCACTTCAGTAATCGGCAACCAATTAGCATCAAGACCATTGATTACAATGCGGCAATTAACATCAGATGCTGAACTACTGTAAACCAGCAAATTCAATGGTGCAGCCGGGAAGTTATAGACTGTGTTTCGTTCCCATGCCGGGATAAATGTCGTGCCAACCGATGCCTGATACCCAAAGATATTAACCAATTGATGCCCGGCAATCATGCCACGCGCCACCTGCAATTCAAATGCTTCGGTACGCTCGTATTGTGTGATTGACGGGTTGTAGATCATCATTAATCCTTAGCTTTCGGCTTCCATGAATTGCCAAATCCTTCTTGATGCTTCGCCGCTTGTGTAGGCATACCAGAACGATCAATGAGCCGATCTACTTCTTCATCTTCCATACCGAGCCGGGCTTGTATTTCCTCTTTGCTCACGCCTTCACTCACAATGTTTCTCACAATATGCGCCATCGGTAGAATGCCATGAGTGCCACGCGCTCTATTATGACGAATTGTGCTCATTTGTCTATGTACAGGATCAATGTCTACCGTCACTGTAGGAACCATCCCACCGAACCTAGCCATAAGTCGCTTATCTGCGCTGACTGTGTACCGATGAAACCCATCAACAATTGTATTATCTGGAAGAATGACGATAGGCTGAGTCCAACCATCTTCCATGATAGAAGTAATGAGCAACTCTAATTCCGGAGGCGCAACTTTGTTAGGGTTGTAATCATTCGGCTTCAGAGTTTCACGTGAAACCCATTGCACATTGCTTATTGGTTGTTTTTTAGTATCGTGTGCCATTGTCATCCTCTGTAATGTCTTCTAGTTCTAATCCTAGTTTGCCTCGCGCCAATGATGCATTTGTTCCTACATTGCCTTTGCGACGATCTTTAAGGTCTGCCCTATTTGCAATCATGGCAAGAAACTTCCAACTTAACCCAGTATGCAAGTCAGCTTCCGTCTCATGGATAGGGCGATTAGTTTTTGATTGATGCTGTTTAATTAATTCACTTATGTTCCGCGCAACAATTGCTCTTAAGTCTTTTGGATACAACTCTAGCAAATCATAAGTCCATTGCCGCCATGTCTTACCTTCTGGTAATTGTAGTTTGCCGTAACCGTATAGCTCAGTGTTAGCGTATCTACCAGCAGTCGCAGCACCATGAACCCTCGCTATCATTTTGTGCCACAACTGAGGCCAGCATTGAGCGTATATCCATAAACCGCCCAGAGGTTCTTCACCATAAGGAGGGCATACTCGCTGTGTACTAGGGGCGACACCGATCATAGACATCAGATCATAACTACGGTTGTAATCCCATCCGAACATACGAGGTGCAGTCCATACATCAAACGTAGTCCAATCATATATCGGGCTTACTGGATAGTTATGTCCGTTGCGTGGTCCACCTATCCAATTGTTTTTTGACTTCATGGCAACACTACGATAACGGCGCAGACTCTCATCAGCACGAATGCCCCGTACATCTGCCACAGTGCCATGCTCACGCCCATAGACGAGGTGCGCTATATCAGGAACACTATCGCCCCATTTAAAGCCCTCAATGTGCGTTATTACATTTTCAGGCATAGGGCGAACCCAACGATCTTTTGCCGCTGGGTCCCAACACTTCCAGTAAGGCTCTTTTCTACTGCAAGCATTGCGATGCTGAATAGGAACGCACAACCATTTAAAGCGAATATTGGGATTGGCACGGACGCGCTCTACGTATTCAATCGTCTCAGGATGAATAGCTTCCTCATCCCAGAAATAGACATCTAACGGCAGTTTCCCTTTTTGTTCAGCAACTTTATAAGCAAGGTTAAGGCAGACCGTAGAATCTTTGCCGCCACTAAACGAAACAACCACCTTGTCAAAATTGTCAAACAAATACTCAAATCTTTTAATTGCCGCATCATAGACATTTTCGTTTTCTATGATTTCTTTTTTTAAAATTCTAGCCATGTCATTTAGTCTGAATATCAGGAAGCAAAGAAGCCGAGACACCATCAACAATTGTCCGGTTTAGCATTGGATGAAATTGATGGGTAGGTCCGTAATCGCTATCAGGATGGAATGCTAGGACACGCAAATGCTCACCATAAGGTGTCTGGAATTTATGTTTGCCATTAGCATGAATGCAGAACAACATACCCGGCACTAGATCAATTGATTCTTCCCCATTATTATTAACCGCTACACATTTTCCTTTGCCAGACATAATGACACCTATACGGTCACTAGGATGTGTGTGCATAGTCTGGTCAATATCAGGCGGAAAATAAAGCAGATTAAGACAAGGATCGCCGAGCATAACAGGAGGAATAAGCAGACTATCAGTGCAGCCATCAATGTATTTCAGTCTGCCTTCATGTTCTGCTGGTCCACCAATAATAAACATCCCTTTGTAGTCTCGCTTAGTAATGACGATGCCTTTGCCAGAAGCCAGATAACCTGTACCGGGCACACAAGCGTAAGAACCTTTAGGCATTGGATAAAAATTTTTGCCCCAAAACAATACTGCATCACCTTCATACACATAGACATAATGCGTATCTGTCTTGCTAGGGTTTTCATTGTCATGCAAAAACAAATATCGTTCCCATGACGAAAGAATTGCTGGATACTCTGGACTTAACGCGCCGATAGTTCCATTTTTCCATTCATAGTGAGAGAAAGCTTTATTCATCAATATATTCCTTGCAAATAGCCCAAATTGCTTGCGAACTGTTTTCTAAATCATGCTCTTGTTTTGCTTTACGGAGAGCAGCAAAAATTGTTTCTCGCTGATAATGGTCAATCATCACACTAAACGGAAATAACTCATCCGTTTTAGGCTTTTCATCATTAACAAAAGAATCTTTATCCTCTGCCTCTTTTTCCATATTTTTCATACGCATAAGATCAACATCATCTGCTAGCCTTGCTAAGTCAGCCTCAGAAAATCCAGTGAGCGTGATGTCATAATCAAACTCACGCAAACCTTCCATTTCTAGATGAAGCAATTCAATATCCCAACCTGAATTGAGCGCAAGTTTATTGTCTGCAATTACATAAGCTTTTTTTTGCGCTGGCGATAAATGTTGTAATTCAATCACTGGCACAGAATCAATCTTGAGCAACTTTGCAGCTTCTAATCTGCCATGACCAGCAATTACGCCTTTGTCACCATCAACAAGAATTGGATTAGTAAACCCGAACTCTTTAATTGATGATGCAATTTGCGTTATCTGATTTTGGTCGTGAGTTCTACTATTGTTAATGTACGGAATTAAATCTTTTGTGTTTCTGTATTCTATTTTTAGTTTGTTCATAGTTATATCGCCATAAATGGTATGTCATAGGTAAGCTTCTTTATTGTTTCCCAAGCCATCTCTGGCGTATTGACAACATTAATCTGACCTTTCCATTCAAAATGCCAGATGCGTTGCTCAGGAGTTAATGTTTGTGCAGACAATGGTTTGCCGCCATCTTTAAGCTCAAGCAATATGTTCCTGCCTTTATAACCACAAACCAGATCAGGAAAACCTTTGCCCATCCCGCTTGTGATTGCAACAGTCACGCCTTGCTCTCTGAGAAATTTCACAACGGCTTTTTGATTGTCATCAACTCTAGCGATCTTCATTTGCGTTTGCTCTTTGGTTGAATTGCTTCTAATTCGCGCAAATCATTTGCCACATCAGAGACACCATGCCAATCTTCTAGCGCAACCATGACCTGCAAATACTCTAGCAAGACTCTTTTTTGCACTTCGTATTTTAGGTAAATGTTTTCTATAATCATTTTTTTGCAATGTAAATTTTAAATGGCTCACCTTCATCGCACTCAGGGCAATACTGTATTGTTCCATCTGAACATGTAGGATCGTTCGCTGTCGGAATTTCGTCTTTGTGGATTACATAATCACACCACTCACATTGACGCAAATCAGCATCGTCAATAACTGAGTCGTTAATATTGTCTGGCAAATATTTATCGTCTTTCATACCAATCTATCCTTTTCTGTATTTTTTCATCATCAGCACGAATGTAATGTTGGCATTCATGCTCTTTTTCCAGTGAGTAAAATGTACCCATTGTCATCATACAAAACCCGAATGCATGCTCAGACATTGTTTTGTCTTTGCGTAAATTCACAAATTTGCATTCAATGCATTTCATTGCTTAACGCTTCTTTTGCAAACCGCACCTGCAAGCCAGTAATTAATTTATCGCCATCATGATGACGCTGAATTATTCTCTTAGCCCATGCTCTATGGTCAACCTTAGAGTCTTCCATTTTATACACTTGCGTTTCAGTAATATACTTCTGCACTACTTCCTTTAATGCTGGCGCAGGAGCAGGTAGCGCCATCATAGGCTCTGGAATCGGTTGCCATTCTGCCTTTGCCATCTCTTGTGCCAGAGCAGTTTCCCACCTGCCTTTTATTCCTGAGTACGTCTGGTGCTTTAGGTCAAATGCGCCTACCTTAACCGCAGCCCAAAAAATTGCAGGATGAGAATACTCGCCCATCATCCCCTGTTCCCTCGCTACCGCACCATTAACTGCCTCATAATAAGCAGTGACAGAATCTATAGCTGGTCTGCATAGCTTAATAAATTGCGGCAGTGTAGGAGGCCATTCCTGTGTCATCAGCGCATTTGCGCCTCTAGTAAAATCCTCGCGTGACAACTTACGTAACTCTTGTGCCCATACTGATTTGACCGCTTGCATATTGCTATCGCGCCACATATCAGAAAACTTGTTTCCGTAATACGTAGACATCTTTGCAAAAAGCGCATCAATCCATTTATCAGAAATAGGGTCAATTGATGTCGATAATTGAGTCATTGCTCAAAGTCCCCCATATCTGTTCGTTAAACTCACGGCGGCTCTTGTCCTTCGCGCTCTCATAAGTGCCGGGCTGCTTACGTTGATTGCGTATCCAATTGCGCCATGTAGCAAGCCAATCTACCTTCCTTCCTTTAGAACCGGGTTGTGCAATCCAATAATCCCTAAAGCCGTTAGCAATATCGCCCCATTTAAGATCAGGCCGTTCAGTCTGGCAAAACTGAATCATCTCATCAGTTGGTTGCCAATCTGTTGGCAAGCGCGTAGCGAATGCCTTATCTTTGGTTAATGGTTTATGTTTAGTGGTTATTGGTTCTTGGTTATTGGTTAGTTGAACACCCGTTGGAACATCCGTTGAACGCTTGTATAACCGCGCTTCAGCAGAAGCCCTACCAGCCTTAGACGCCTGTTCTATTTTTGAGTGGTAGTGCTCTATTTCCTTGTCAGCACGAACATTTATCCAGCCATCATCAGTCAGCTGAAAAAATTCCTCAAGCACAATTTGCACCTGTGGCTCATAGTCTCTAGCGTTAATCTGTCGTGCAACGGATGCTATACCGGTGTTTAACGGTCGTTCTTGCAAGTAGTATGCATCTAGTAATCTACGGTAGATCGCATCTTCAATCAGGTCTAAATGGCGAGTGTGACTGATGTAGTCACCGATATTAAATTGGTAGTAATGCATTGCAGCCTTTCTCAATGGCAATCTCACAGGAAGAAAAAAGGCAGGGCGGTGAGATATCGCCTTTTCGAGAGCTACTCTAGCCTTTGTCATAAGTTACACTACCTTCACTATTTGTTGCAAGAACATTTGCAAAAGAGTTTTTTCAAATCCCCTTTGCCAATACTCAATTTTTTCATCGTATCTGAAACGATTGCCTTGATCTAATTCCGCATGGCAAGCGTAACAAGCCCAAGCGACATAACAATCATGCGCTTTCAGACCGCCGCCTTTACCATGACGCAACTGATTGCTGTGTGCAGCAACTACCGTTTCCGGATTGTTGTTGCAGACACCGGGAAAATTAATTGTGCATTCCTGACCCCGCGCAGAATCTAACAATCGCTTACTGCGATACATTGGCACGAATGAACCCCGCTACAGTACGCAAGTGTTGGTCATCAAGCAATGATTCCATCTTGATTGCGCCATCGGTACCGAACTCAATCAGCGCAGCATTCTGAAACGTCACCTTCTTTTTGCCAGATCGCAATCTGGAAATTTCTGGCGGCGAAATACCGGTCTTGTCTGAAAGTTTTTTGGCAGCCCCATGTTGAGCTAAAAATTCTTCAAGCGTCATATTAGTATCCTCGTTTGTTTGCATACAGACTTTTTGTGTAATCCTTAATTTCTGAACTCCAAATATTTCTATACGGAGCTTGCACAATATCACCCGGCTTTATTTTTTCATGCAACTCCAATACATCCTCAACATAACTTTTTGCATCAGCAGTAATGCGGACGCAATCATCCAGTTCTATAACAAAATTTTTATCAATCAATCTTTTTAATGATTCACGCGCACCTCTCTTGTTGCCGCCAGCCATTAAATAAACTGAATCAGTAGCAAAATCTTCTACGCTCATGTCACCATTAATTGCTAATGATTGCAGCAGCTTAAACATATTAGTGTCTCTATGCGGATAATCCATAAATCCTTTCATATAAAAAATTATGCTGCAATGGAAGTATTGACTACAGTGCAGATATTGGCAAGCATTTTTAATGATGGTCGTTCTAATAACCCCAACCTGCACCACCGTTACCTGTCTTTGCGTGACTGACCATGCTTAGTCGTGACTGACCATGCTCAGTCACAGTCACAGGTTTCTAAATTGCAAACAATTTGCCACTTCCAGCCTATCTTTTGTTTCCATATAGGAAATAAAACCCCTAAAAGTTTCCATAGTAGATACAAAAAACTATAAAAAAGTGCAAATAGAGCTTGTACAGGACACAATTTCCGGGCATAGTTACTACATACCGCAGCGACCGCAGCGGATTTCAGAGTGAGGAGATAAAAATGTTTACAGGCAAATTCGGCGTAGAGATGGAGTGCTTCGGTGTAGCTCGTGATGTAGTAGCACAAGCACTTATCAATGCAGGAGTCGGTGCAGTAGTTGCTGGTTATACCGGGAACAACTACCACTCATGGCAGATCAAGACTGATGGCAGCATCAATGAGTACACAGGCTTTGAAGTAGTGAGCCGTGTTTTGGAAGGCGAAGACGGTATCGCTGAAGTAGCCAAGGTCTGCCAAGTCCTTGAGTCACTCGGCGCAAAAGTAAACAGGTCTTGCGGTATGCACATCCATCACGATGCAACTGGCTGGGGCATCCAGAAATTCCGCAACCTGTTTAAGCGGTTCGTAAAATTTGAGGCAGCTCTTGACAGCATCCAACCTGAGAGCCGTCGTGCCAACAACAATCGCTACTGCGCTTCCATGATTCAGTATCATGACCAGCCAAGACGCATTGACGATTGCCGCACAGTCCAGCAATTGTCCAGACTGTACAACGACAACCGTTACCTCAAGCTGAACCTGCAATCATTCTTCCGCATGGGAACCGTAGAGTTCCGCAACCATGCAGGTACGGTCAGCGCAGCCAAGGTATGCAACTACATCCGTCTGACTGGCGCAATGGTCAAAGACGCAGCAGACAATGTTGCAATCAAACAATTCGCTCGTAGCGTGACCGTAGCCGAGTCGCTGGACACGATGCTGTCAGGCATGGTGCGCCGAGGCAACATTAACACGATGGTCGCAAACTTCTACAAGCAACGCCAAGCAAACATCATCGCAACTCAGGAGGCTTAATCATGGCAAGCAAGATTTACTTTTTTGCTGGCGGCGGTTTAGTGACCGCCAGTGACCCAGACGGATTTGTCAAAGCGATGCGTGCGACGAGCCGCAACCCTAGAGATACTGACCTGCGATATATGCAGGATGTCTCTGAGCGATGCTACCTGTATAACGATGCGTATATTCGCACCACCAGCGCCGACGATTTTTTGCAAGACCTCATAGACAACGACTTTGTTTTTGTAGTTAACACAAATTAATACCATGAAAAATACAACATACTTATACGCAGCTTATGGCAGCAACATGAATCACGCTCAAATGGAGCAGCGGTGTCCTGATGCTAGATTCCTCGGCGCAGGTTACCTTAAAGACCACAAACTGGTCTTCCGCAGGGTCGCTGATATTGAGCCATGCCCCGGTAACGAAGTGCCTGTAGGGCTCTGGGAATTGACTGAGGCTTGCGTAGCAGCACTAGATGTATATGAGGGCTTTCCTAGACTCTATACCTGCAAAGAAGTGACTGTCCGTTACAAAAAGCGTAACGTCATTGCCTTCGCTTACATAATGAATGACACATCAACTTATGCAGCACCGTCTGAGTATTACTTCCATAGCATAGCCGAGGGATACGAGCATTGCGGTCTGGACACTAGCTTGTTAGTCAGGCAGTTTAAAGGGAGGTCTAAACACCAGACAAAATATTGATTGCGGCGCAAGATTATGTATGTCATTATTTGCCTGTGGACAATTTCCACATAATTTCAAAGTAAAGGAATCATCATGGCACACGAACTAACCACTAGAGAAAACGGCTTTGTAGAGATTGCTTGGGCAGGTGAGACGCCTTGGCATGGTTTAGGTCAGAAGCTGCAAGAAGGCGCAGACATAGACACATGGCGCAGAGCAGCCGGGCTAGATTGGCACGTAGAGTCAACGCCTGTCCTGTATGACACTAGCCTCGGCACTACCGAACGCTTCCCTAAACAGAACGTACTGTACCGTTCCGATAATGGCGCAGCGATGTCCACAGTCAGCGACCGGTACAAGATTGTCCAGCCAGAGCAGGTTCTGGATTTCTTCAATAAGCTGGTAGAGCAGCAAGGCTTTAAGCTGCACACAGCAGGGAGCCTCAAAGGCGGCAAGCGCATCTGGGCACTAGCAGAAACCGGGCAGGTAGCTAATGTAATTACCGGCGATCCAGTGGCACGATACGTCCTTCTAGCCACTTCCTTTGACCGGGGCATGGCAACCACCGCCAAAGAGACGAACATCCGTGTCGTATGCGCTAACACGCTGGCAATGGCAGACCGCGATATGCAGAACATGGTCAGCATTCCGCACAACACAGACTTTGTAGCAGAGGCAGTGCATCGTCAGTTAGGATTGACCAGAACCAACTTTGACAAGTTCATTGAGCAAGCTAAGTTCCTAGCCAACAAGCAAATTAACACGAACGCATTTAACTACTTTATGCAAAATTTGCTTGGCAAGCAAGAATTGTTAGGCGATAATAATCGTGCAGACATCACTAAGAACCGGGCATATCGCAAGATATTGGAACTGTTTGATGGCGGTGCGGTAGGCAGTGACATAGCAGGAGTCAGCGGCACAGGCTGGCAATTGCTGAATGCGGTCACTGAGTACGTAGACCACCATGCGCCTACCAGAAACCCTGACGCACGACTTAACAGTGCATGGTTCCGCAAGGGCGCAAACATGAAAACAGATGCACTGCAATTAGCGACAACGATGTAATTAACCCGCCCGGCGAAAGCCGGGCATTCAAAGTGAGGATAATATGATAATTCGACCAATTGATTATTTTGTAAGCACCCATCGTACAGCAAGCATTTCTAAATATGCCGCTTGGCAGATAGAAAAAATACTGGGCTTCCCACCTAACGTAGATGACGATCCAGATAAAGTAGTACATTCATGGCTGTTCACTGTTGACGGATATGAATGCGGCATCTGGGATTACAAAGGCAGTCACCATCTGAATATGTGGTCTGTATATGACCCGCATAATGTCCTCGGACAATTGTTTGTCCTTGATAATCCAAGAAGGGGCTGGCTATGAATTTTAAAATATTCGCTACCAATGATTGGCTGGCTCGCCATCCAAAAATTATGCTGGCCATCAGTATAATTTTGTTTATTGCTCTTTGTTGCTTAGAGGAAATACGATGAACATATCTCAAGCTGATTTGTATGTGTACACACCAGCCAGCACCGATGTAACTATTCGCTGGAAACTTCGCGGATGGATACCGCCGACACAAGACCCGGTCTATCAAAAGAAATGGGCAGACTTCCGAAAAATTTCTGCCGCAGGTATTGAATCTTTAAATAGAGAAAACCCAATTAACATATTGAAAGATACAGAATATGACAACTAAAATTTCAGCCGCTTTTGTAAAGGCTCAATCACAATTTGGGGCAGCACTAAAGACGAACACTAACCCGCATTTCAAAAGCAGGTACGCAGATTTGTCTGCTTGCGTAGAGGCAGTCATTGATGCGCTGAATGTAAACGGCATTGCACTGATGCAGCAGACTCATGAGTGCGAATCCGGTGTGGCAATAGAGACTGTGTTCTTGCATGAATCAGGTGAGGAACTACGGTCAGGCAAGCTATGGCTCCCAGCCTCTAAGCAAGACGCGCAGGGCTATGGGAGTGCCTTAACATATGCGAGACGTTATAGCCTGATGGCGGCTTGTGGTATAGCACCAGAAGACGATGATGGCAATGCAGCCAGCAAGTCTAAACCAATGCCAGCCAGCGCAAAATCAATCACTAAAGATGAATGGGATAAGCTGTCACCAGCAGACCAAGAAGAACTGCGGTCGTATGCAGTAACGCCATTAGCTTTATTAGCTAAGGGCGAAGTAGCAGAAGCAAGCAAGTACATAAAAGAGTTAGGTCTGGAAGCGACAATGCAGACCGCATTCTGGTCTTTGTTTGAATCATCTCATCGTAGCGCACTTAAAAAATATCGCGAGGAAAATAATGTCATCAGTAAATAAAGTAATACTTCTAGGCAACGTAGGCTCTGACCCAGAGGTGCGTTATACACAATCAGGCGACGCAGTAGTTAATCTATCAGTAGCCACATCTGAACAATGGAAAGATAAAGCAACAGGCCAGACTAAAGAAAATACTGAATGGCATCGAGTCGGCATCTTCGGTAAGCCAGCAGAAATTGCAGCACAGTATCTTCGCAAAGGAAGCAAGATATATGTTGAAGGTCGCATTAGATACAAGAAGTATTCTGACAAAGATGGCAATGAAAAATTGTCAGTGGAAATTTTGTCTGAGACTTTTAAAATGTTAGGCAAGCCT